TTCGAGGCTCGGACCGGGGGATCTGGATGTGCTCGACGGCTCGCCGCCCTGTCAGGGATTTTCGACGGCCGGCAAGCGCGACATGGCGGATCCTCGAAATGTTCTATTCGAGGAATACTGCCGACTATTGCGCGGTTTTCGCCCGCGATTGCTCGTGATGGAAAACGTCAGCGGTCTCGTCAAGGGCAAGATGCGGTTGACGTTCGTGACCATCCTGCGAAAGTTGAAGTTCTGCGGATACAGGGTTTCCGCCCGGCTGCTGAACGCCATGTACTTCGGGGTTCCGCAGTCGCGGCAACGATTGATCTTCGTGGGAGTGCGCGAGGATCTATCGGCGCAATCTTCGCACCCGCTGGCGCTTCGGCAGGCGATGGGGCTTCGGCAGGCGATGGGGCTTCGGCGAGGATGGGGCCGAATCGCGGATGGCGTGAAGAACAAGCAGTTTCGCAACAGGTTCAGAAGTCTCGACCTGCCCTGCGTGACGCTGGAAAAAACCCATCCTCCCATTCTCTGCGAAGGCGGCAGCGAGCGGGAACTGACGTTGACCGAATGCGCTGCGATCGGCAGTTTTCCGCCCGGCTTCACATGGGGGGCGGGAGCATATCAGCAGATCGGCAACAGTGTTCCGCCGCTGTTCATGAAGGCGATCGCCGTGCATCTGCGAGGGATTCTGCGAGCAGCGAGTGACGCGACGATGACGGGAAGAGCGGCTGATGCCGGCGCATCGATTCAAGCCGACGCCTGCTGATCATCGGCCGGTGCCGGTTCCCTAGAGCGGCGTTCTGCGGCGGCTACGGCAGCGGTAAGAGCCAAGACGGCGCGCGCCCTGGCGCTCTTCGGGGAGCGCTGGTCGACGGCGCGATGGACGGCGGCACGCGACATCGACGGCCCGTCGGCAACGCCCTGGCTGTCGAGCTACACGCCCCTCGGGACGCTGCGCAGAATCGCGCACCATCTGAGGGTGGACAGGGACTCATGGCGAAACCGAAGCGCATCGCGACCGACGAGGAGCGCGCCCGTGTGCGCAGACTCGTAGGGTTCGGGATCCCGCAGAATGCCATCTGCCGGATGCTCGGGATGACGAAGCGCGTGTTTCTTCGGGAGTTCCGGGAGGAGTGTGCCGAAGGCACGCACGCGGTAGTGGAGCGCGTCGCGAACAAGCTCTACAGTCAGGCGCTTCGCGGCAACGTCGCCTGCATGATCTTCCTCCTGAAGTGCCGCGGCGGCGCGGCATGGAAGGAGCGTCTGTCGATGGAGCACTCGGGGCCCGATGGCGAGCCGATTCAGGTCCAGCAGCGCGCCGTGCTGATTCTGCCGCCGCTCGCCGATGAGTGACACACGGCCGCCCTACCGGCGGCGGTCCATCGTCGAGGGCCGCCCGGTCGGATGGGAGCCGAACAGCTGGCCACAGCATCGATTCTGTGCGCTCGGCTGCTACGAGGCGCTCTACGGCGGCGCCGCAGGAGGAGGGAAAACGGATGCGCTCCTTGGGTGCGCCCTCCGGGACGCGGAGCATCCCGGGCACAGAGCGCTGCTGCTGCGGCGGACGTTTCCCGAGCTGGAGATGAGTCTGATCGAGCGGGCGCGGCATGTCATCCCGCGGGTCTTTCCGGGCGCGCGCTACAACTCGTCGGCCTATCAGTGGCGATTCCCGGCGGGCGGCGTCCTGCGGTTCGGCTACCTGGAGCACGAGGACGATGTCGAGCAGTACCAGTCGAGCGAGTGGAACTTCATCGGCTTCGACGAGCTGACTCACTTCTCGCGGCGCCAGTACACGTACATGCAATCGCGACTGCGCTCGGCGGCGGGGCTCCCTGTGCGGCTCCGCGCAGGCACGAATCCGGGCGGCCCCGGACACGCCTGGGTGCAGGAGCGGTGGGCGCCCTGGCTCGCACCGGAGGGCACCGCAGCAGCGCAGCCCGGCGAGGTGATCTGGTACGTCGCGGAGGAAACCGGGGATCGCTACGTTCCGCGGGACACGTGCGACGCGCACGGCAACCCCGCGCGCGGCAGGTGCTTCGTGCCCGCGCGAGTGGTGGACAACCCGGACGTGCCGGCGCAGTACATTTCGCAGCTAGACGCACTGGACCCGGTGACTCGCGCGCAACTGCGCGATGGGGACTGGCTGATCCGGCCGGCGGCAGGACTGCTCTTCAAGCGCGCGTGGTTTCCGGTGTTGGATGTGCCTCCGGCTGCCGTGCGTCGCGTGCGCCGCTGGGATTTCGCGGCGACCGAGTCGCGGCCCGGGCGCGACCCGGACTGGACGGTCGGCGCTCTCTGGGGCCGTGCTTCGGACGGCTTGTTCGCCGTCGAGGACGTGGTGCGGATGCGGGGCACACCGCTGGAAGTCGAGAAGACGGTTCTTGCGACAGCGCAGCAGGACGGCAAGAGCGTCGCGGTCGGGATCCCGCAGGATCCCGGGGCGGCGGGCGTGGCGGTAGCCGATAGTTTCGTGCGTCTGCTCGCCGGGTACGAGGTGCGGGTTGAGCGCGAGACGGGCAGCAAGGTCGAGCGCGCGAAGCCGGCATCGGCGCAGGCCGAACGGCAGCACATCCGGCTGGTGCGCGGCGACTGGAATTTCGCTTGGCTCCAGGAGCACGAGGCGTTCCCGGACGGCGCCCACGATGACCAGGTGGACACGTCGAGCGGCGCGATTGCGTTCCTGGCGTCGGGGGTCGTGCGCGCCCCCCTGACGCTGCCGGCCGGCGACGCGGGGCGCGCCAGCCCCTGGGCGGTATGAGGATGGCCGAGACTGCCGCCACAGAGCTGGAGCCCATCGGTCGCCCCGGGCTGCGCCAGTGGGGCGGGTACGTCTCCGAGGAGCGGCACCCGAAGCTGTCGGGATCCCGCGGTCCCCGCACGTACCGCGAGATGCTCGACAACAGCGCCATCATCGGCGCTGCGCTATGGGCGATCGAGACGCTGCTCTCCGGAGTCGAGTGGCGCGAGGAGCCGGCCGACGAGTCGGACGAGGCGCTGCGCTGGGCGGACTTCCTGCGCGAGTGCCGCACGGACATGGAGCACGGCTGGCAGCAGCTCATCCGCGAGGCGCTGTCGTGCCTGGGGTACGGCTGGGCTCTGGTCGAGCCGGTCTACAAGGTGCGGCGCGGGCCGGATGATTCCGATCCGCGCTACCGCAGTATGCACTCGGACGGCCGCATCGGCTGGCGCCGGATGCAGCTCTGCGCCCAGGAGTCGTTGCAGCGCTGGGAGTTCGCCTCGGACGAGACGCTCCTCGCGATGGAGCAGCGGACCGAGACTGGCTTCAGTGCCCGGATCCCGATGGAGCGTGCGCTGCTCTTCCGGGTCCGAGCGCCGCGCAACAATCCCGAGGGGCGCAGCCTGCTGCGCAACGCCTATCGCTCGTGGTATTTCGCCAAGCGCCTGGAGGAAATCGAGGCCATCGGATGCGAGCGCGACTTGGCCGGGCTGCCGGTGGCGGAGCTGCCGCCCGAGTACATGATGGGCAGCGCTACCGCGGACCAGAAGGCGCTGCTCGCGGATCTGAAAACGCTTGTCCAGCAGGTGAAACGCGACGAGCGCGAGGGTCTGATTATCCCGGCGAGCGAGTACACGCCACCGGGCGCAACCGCGGCCATCAAGACGGGGTTCGCCTTCCGGCTCCAGAGTGCCGCGGGTTCGCGGCAGTTCGATGTGGACAGAGTGATCCGGCGGCACGAGAGTCGGATTCTGATGACGTTCCTCGCGGAGTTCATGCTGCTAGGGACCGAGCCGCAGGGCACTCGCTCCTTGGCGGACTCCAAGACTTCGATGTTCGCGGCCTCGCTCGGCGCGGTGCTGGGTGCGCTCGCCGAGATCATCAACGGCCAGGGCATCGCGCGACTCATGCAACTCAACGCAGTACCGCGCGAGCTCTGGCCACGACTGGTGCACGGGGACATCGAGGCCCCGGATCCCGACGTGTTCGCGCGGTCGGTGCTGGCGCTCGTCAACGCGGGCGTCCTGGTCCCGACTCCGGCGGACGAGCGGCACGTGCGGCAGCAGATGGGGCTGCCGGCGCCGGACACGCACGACGAGGAGCCGGACGCGCTGCCCGATGCGGGTGACGTGGCGCCGGCAACCGGCGCCGAGACCGTGGCCGACACGGCACTGAACGGCGCGCAGGTCGCGTCGCTGGTGGAGATCGTGCGTGCAGTCGCCGCTGGCCAGGTGCCACGCGACGCCGCACAGGCCATCATCGCGCAGGCGTTCCGGGTGACGGCGGCGCAGGCGGACGCGATGCTGGGCGAGGCCGGGCGCGGGTTCGTGCCGACGGCGCCGGCGCAGGAGCAGGCATGAGTCGATTCTGTCACGTCGTGCCGATCGCGTCGGTGCTGCTGTTCGGTACCGCCACGTGGGCGCGCGACGCCAACGACGCGGGAGTCGGGTACACGCATGCACACGGCGCGAAGCCCGCCGGGGCCGCGCTATCGACGCAGTACCCTGTCGTCATCGGGGCGAGCGACGGCACGTCCAGTCAGTGGAGCCGTTTGTTCGACGCCGACACCGGGG